CCACGCGCACCCAAACGATGAGCTTTATAACGTATTGCGCAACTCGATGGGGGCTAGACGGCAACCGTTGTTATTTACAATTACAACCGCGGGCTTTAATCGAGAGAGCCCTTGCTATAAACATCGGAATTACTGCGCCTCGGTTTTATCTGGGGCTATTGTAGACGATGCTTTATTTTCTGTGATTTACACTTTGGATGAGGGCGACGACTGGGCCGACTCGGCGAACTGGGCCAAGGCTAATCCTAATTGGGGGGTTTCGGTTTACCCGCGTCAGTTAGAGCAGGCGCTAACCGAGGCTAAGGAATTTGTGCACAAAGAAGTTGAATTTAAAACTAAGCTGCTGAATGTGTGGACCGACACGGCTCTAACTTGGATTAACGACACTACTTGGATGGAATGCGCAGAGCGTGGAGAGTTGGATGGGATTTGCTACGGCGGTTTGGATTTGGCGAGCACAGGAGACTTTTGCGCGTTTACTTTATACTGGCCCGAGTATTCGGCTATCCGAACTTGGTATTTTTTGCCAAGCGAGGCAGCCTACAAAAGAAAGGATGCGGCAGGGGTTTCTATTAGGCAATGGATAGCAGACGGCCAAATTATTGCGACGGATGGGAATGTAACGGATTATAATTTTATTAAGGCGCAGATAGTAGAACTTGCGCAGGAGTTTGAAATTAAGGACATAGCTTACGACCGCTTCAACGCTTCGCAACTTGTAATTGATTTACAAAACGAGGGCTTGCAAATGTTTCCGTTTGGGCAGGGGTTTATTTCAATGAGCAGCCCGACTAAGGAACTGGAGCGACTAGTAAAGGACGGCAGGCTTAAACACGATGGCAACCCAGTTACGCGTTGGATGATGGGTAACGTATTACTAGCAAGCGACCCCGCGGGAAATATTAAGATTAACAAAGCAAAGAGCGGCGATAAGGTCGACGGTCCTGTTAGTATTGTGATGGCTTTGGGAACTGCTATGCAGGATGCTGCCAAAGAAAAAGAAACAGACTTTTGGTTTATAAGCTTATGAGATTCGTTGACGATTTTATGAACAAGTATTATTTTAACCTCCCTAAGTTTCGGACTTATGAGGACGCCTACAACGCAACCGAGGCCGAGTATTTGGAAAGGTACGGAGTAACGCGTTATAAAAACTACGACGTTTTTCGCTCGGCTCTATCTAGATGGCTAGCCCAAGGCAGGAATAAATAAGATTTGTTAACAAGGCAGAATTTAAGGAGTTGTAATTTGCACCGATGAATTTAAGATTCTGGGAAAGGAAAACAGAAAAAAGGTCGATGTTATCGCAACCTGCGGACTGGTTTGTTAATACCTTAAACAATGTATTCGGCTACCAAACTAAAAGCGGGCAGGCGGTAAATAATACAACGGCTTTGTCTATTGCATCCGTGCACGCTTGCGTTAGAGTTATTGCGGACGGGATAGCAGGACTAGGCTTAAAGTTGTATAAAGACGATGGGCAGAACAGAGACCAAATTATAATCCACTACGCCACAGCTTTAACTAACGAGCCCAACGCTTACCAAACTAAATACGATTTTACTAAGTACATGACTAGCCACCTAGCACTAACTGGCAACGCATACGCTTTTATTAATCGCGACGTTAGGAATATCGGCATAGAGTTGCACCCAATCGCGCCGCAGTACGTTACCCCTGTTATGCAGGACGGCCTTTTGTTTTACAAGACGACACTAGCAGGATACCCTCCAATGATTCCAGCAACGGAAATGCTACATTTTAAAGGAATGTGTGGCGATAATCCGCTAATCGGTTTAAGCCCAGTAGTATTGCACGCGGAAACTTTAGGTATTGACTTGGCAGCAATAAGCCAGAGCGCGGGTGTTTATAAAAATGGGGTGCTTAAGTTTTTGTTAACTTCAGACTCGCAGATTAAAATAGACCAAGCGGGGCCTTTGAAAAAATCCCTCGACGATGTTATAGACGGGGCCAGCCGTAGCGCTGTTATGCCCAACGGCATTAAGATGGAAAAGCTAAGCCTTAGCCCTGAAGAGGCGCAGTATTTGGAAACCCGTAAATTTTCCAGCGAGGAAATTGCGCGGATTTTTGGAGTGCCCGCTTCAATGATTGGAGCCAGCGCAGGGATAAAGTCGAGCGTAGAACAGGAGTACCAAGATTTTTACGCGCGTACTTTGATGAGCTACGCAATTAACATCGAGCAGGAACTAGCCCGCAAGTTGTTAACAGAAAATGACAAGCTAACATATTACTTTAAATTTAATTTTAACTCACTATTGAGAGCCTCCGCTAACGAGCGAGCAGACTATTATAACAAAGGCATCCGCGGCGGCTGGCTTTCTAGAAATGAGGCAAGGCTTTACGAGGACGTGAACGGTTTTAGCGGAGGCGACGAATATTTAATAGAAGCCAACTTAATGCCTAGCAGTCAGATTAACGAGTATATGGACGCGAAGATTGCAAACCTTATGGCAACGGCAGATAAAAACAATAACCCCGAGGGCGTAAATAATTTAGAAAATAATTAAAATGAAACAAGAGAGGCGCACAATTACGGGCAGCGTTCACACCAGAGCAGACGGCGAAGGTATGCCTAAAGAAGTCGGCGGAATTGCTGCCGTTGTTAATTCAGTTACTGACCTTGGATATTTTGAGGAGGTTATAATGGCGGGGGCCTTTGACAACGCTTTAAGCAAAGATTACGATATCCGTTGTTTGTTTAATCACGAAGCCGATTTAATTTTGGGCCGTACAAAGGCAGACACTTGCAGAGTGTTTGTAAATGGCGACGGTAATTTAGAATATACTTGGATACCAGATTACGAGAACCCTACGCACATGTCAGTAGTTCGCAGCATTATGCGCGGAGACATTACGCAGAGCTCATTTGCTTTTACAATTAAAGAACAGAACTGGAGCGAGTCAGAAAAATACGGCACAATGGGAAAGCGTACTATCAAAGTGATTGAGGACCTTTACGATGTTAGCCCCGTTACTTATCCTGCTTATGAAGATACAGAGGCAGACGCTCGCAGCATTGCAGCAATAAGAGACCAAGAGCTAGAAATTGAAGCGGCAAAACAAAGCCAAGTCAGCGCGGATATTTTAAAACTTGCTTTAGCCAGATACACAAACTATTAAAAAAACAAAAAATCATGAATAAAATTAAAGCCCTAAAAGAAGAGCGTGGACGTTTGCTCGGCGAATTGTCTACCTTGCAGTCAACTATCGAGCGCGAAGCGCGTTCTATGGCTGACACTGAAACTAACCGCTTAAGCGAAATCGAAGCCCGTTTAGGCGCGATTAAGTCAGAGGTTGAAACCCTAGAGAAATTGCAAAATCTTGCAGCTCAGGCAGCAGGCCACAGCGCAAGCCGTAGCGAGGAAAAAGAAAAGTCAAACATGGCTAAAGATTACAGCTTTAAGCGCGCAATGGAAATGGCTATCACTGGCCGTCGTGAAGGTGTTGAAGGCGAATTTTCTGCAATGGGTGGCGAAGAGTTCCAGCGTTCTGGAGTTTCTGTTTCTGCTCACTCTATTAAAATTCCTTCTGAAGTTTTCAAACGCGATATGACTGCCACAGGCGGAAGCTCAGGCTCTGAAGGTGGCGTAAACATCCAAACTTCAGTAGGTTCTATTATCGACATTTTGCTACCTAAGACTGTTTTAGCAGGTTTGGGCGTTCAGCGTTTGAGCGGGTTGGTTGGAAACTTGGATTTACCAACTGCCAGCACTTTGCCTTCAGCCGGTTGGAATACTGAAAACGGAACAGCTACTGAGAAGAGCCCAGCCTTCAGCAAAATCACTTTGAGCCCTAAGCGTTTGGCTGCCTATATTCAGGTATCTAATCAGCTTATGCTACAATCTAGCAACTCGATTGACGGGTACGTTCGCAACTGGCTATTAAACGCTATGGCGCAATCTTTGGAAACTGCTGCAATTAAAGGCGGGGGTTCTAACGAGCCTACTGGTATTATTGCAAACGCTAACGTAAACGTAACTTTCGCAGGTGGTGCAACTTCTAACGCTACCAACGCCAACGGCGCCGCTCCAGTTTGGGCCGACGTAGTGAACTTGATGAAAGCAGTTGAAAACGCTAACGGTAACGGAGTTGCTTACTTGACTAACCCAACTGTAAAAGCTAAATTGCAAACCACTAGCCGCCAAGCTTCAGGCGTTGAAGGTAACTTCATTTGGCCTGCGGGTGGTACAGACTTGAACGGTTACAATGTTCAAACTACTACCTTGGTTCCTAGCAACTTGTCTAAAGGTAACGCTACTACTTTGTCAGCTTTGATTTTTGGAGACTTCTCTAAAATGGCTGTGGCAAACTGGGGCGGAATGGAGTTGACAGTTGACCCTTATTCTGGTGCTACTGCTGGCTTGACTAACGTAGTTCTTAACGCTTATTTGGATACTGCCCTATTGCAGCCTGCGGCCTTCGCAGTTTGTAAGGACATCGTAGCCTAATAACTTGCCCGCTCGGGGGCTTTAAAATCCGAGTGCTGTGGGGAGTATTGACTTACTCCCCTCGGGCCAAATGTTAGTAAAATTTTTAATCAATCCAACAGGGCACTTTAACCTCAGTTATAACTTGGGCGAAGTGGTAGACATTGAAACAAAACAAGCCGAGTTACTACTTGAGGCGGGGGCTGTTGAAGTTGTGGCTACACCTAAGCCGAGTAAAAAGAAACCGACTAACCCAGAGACCGAACTAGACGCAGAATAATGTTTAAAAGTAGAAGATACACAGCCTTTGCAAATGTCGCCACAGACTACTTGAGTTTAGCCGACGCTAAGCAGCATTTGCGCGTTACTGCCTCAGACGATGACAGTTATATTGGGGGGCTTATTTCTATGGCCGTAGATACTTGCAGTAATTACTTGGGCTACTCAATTAAGAAGGGTACGGCAAAATACGGCTTTGATACCTTTACGGGCTCGCCTGCGCTTATCAATCCCGTAAACGGTCTAAACATACCTAGCGGCAATTATCTGCGCGTAAATAGCCGCGTATTGGCTGTAAACTCTGTCAGTTATGTAAACTCTAGCCAAGCGGTAACGGCATTTGCTGGCAGCGATTGGATAGTAGCGCCTGACCCAATGGGCAACTATACGCGAAATATCTTTATCAATACCGCGCCCGACTCAATTACTGACGATACGATTAAGTACATTATTGAAGTATCTGAGGGATTTAATCCAGTTGGAACTAGTGCAGTTGACCCCGATACAATATTTCCAATGGCGATTAAACACGCGGCTTTGTTATTAGTGGGCCAGTATTATGATAACAGGAATGCCGTAACGATTGGAGCGAATAACTCACCGATGGCCCTAGGCTTTGAGTACTTACTAGACCCTTACAAAATCCAAATAATACTATAATGCAAGCGGGCGCAATGGATGTACTAGTTAGTTTGCAGAGTTACTCTGAAACTATCGACACGAACACAGGCGAAAAATTGCAGACGTGGACTCAATACGCAACGGCTTGGGCTCAGCGCGTAGAGCAGGAAAACGGAACCGAGCAAGTAAATGCGGACCGCAGAGAGCATAAGCAAATAGTTTATTATACCGTGCGCTATAACTCAGCAATCGGAGTTAAGGACAGGGTAGTTGACGCGGGCCTTAATCATAACATTGTTAACATTGCAAACATAGCCCGCAATTTATATTTGAAGTTAGAAACTGAATTAACAGAGTGAGCAACAAAGTTGAAAATATCGCAGAGGTTATTAACTCTTTAAAAGCGATGGGTGTCGAAA